AAGAATTTGGTTCAGTAGCAATAACAAATTTAACAACATTAGGAAGATTAATAGAAGAGAATACAAAGAAAGCAGGTACTCTTGTCAATGTTCTTGGTTTTAAAACAGGAATAATTTCTCAACCTTTAAATTTATTTCAAAATACACAAGCTGCTTTTGAAAGGAATACATTATTAGCTCGTCAAAATGCAACTAGAGGTAATGTTGTAAGAAATATACAACGTAGTCAAGCAGCTAGGAGAGGAAGTGATTTTCTTGATTTTAGTAGAGATGCAGATTTTGTTACTAGAGTAATGAACTCAAGAGGCAGACCACCAGCTTTTAGATTTGGAGTCGCAGGTGGTTTAATAGGTCCAGAAGATATGCCAGGTGTTCAAGATCCAACGGCTAAAGCAATAAGAAGAAATGAAAGAAAAACAAATAAATTTCTACAAAGAATTGCTAAAAGCACTGCTAAAAGTGCTCAGTTACAACAACAACAAGTCGCCCAGCAAAATTTTGCGGGTCAAACACCAAGTATTCCATCTGCTCAACAAAGACTTAGTGCTGCTGAAAGACTTGGTATTGGTAGAAGAGCTAATCCTAGAGGAATATTTGCTTCACGATCTGGAGTTAGCGGTAGAGTAAAAAGTGGTTTACAAAGTGGTTTAATTGGTGGTGGTTTTCCACTGCTATTTGGTCAAGGTGGCATAGGTGCTGTTGCTGGTGGTATTGGTGGTTTAGCTGGTGGTGCTTTATCTCCTGGATTTGGTTTTGCTGGCTCGATTGTTGCTACTGCTGCTGCTCAAGAAATTCAAAAGGTATTAGATTTTAGAAAAGCTGTTAAAGATTTGAATGTAGAACTAAAAAATCAAGGTATTACAACTCAAATTACTAGAAAACAAATTAAACAATTAGCAAAAGATTTAAAAATATCTAAAGAGGAAGCTCTTAAATTAACAAAAGAATTTGGTAAGTTCCAAGATGTTGGAGGTTTAAATTTATTAAGAATTTTTGGAGATAGAGCTACGTTTGATGCAACTGTTGGATTAAACGATTTTTCTAATACTTTAAACAGAATACAAACTTTAAGTGAAAAATTAACTTTAGAAAAAGAATTTAAAGCGTTTGAAATTTTAAGCACAAAAGGTTCTGAAGCTGCAAATGAATTTATAATTAATTCTTTATTAGCATCTGAACAATCTAAAAAATTTGCGGGAAGATTTGAAAAAGACATGAAAAAATTTGAGGATGTCGGTGTTAGTGCAATAAGAGGAGTATTTGGTAAGTTAAATGATTTACAAATTCAAACATTTTTAAATCAAGATTTTCAAGAAATTGTTAAGGAAATAATGAAAAGTGATGAGCAAATTAGATCAATAATGAATAATCCACAAAACACAAAAGAAGGTTTAATAAGTGTTGATGCTAAAAATAAAATTGATGCACGTTTAAAAGAAATTTTTGCAGATACTTTATTGCTACAACAGGCTTTAGATAAACTCCCAGAAAAATTTGATTTAAGTACTGTTTCTGCTAAACAGTTAGTTGATGCTTTAAGTGAAAATGTAGAGAAATTGCAATTTTTAGCAGAATTTCAAGCTCCTACAGAAGAATTAAATAAAATGTTAAATCCTATGCGTCAAGTTTTAGATTTAAGTGTTGCTATAAAAAATGGTTTTGAAGAATCATTTAAAGGAATAATTAAAGGAACAATGTCAGTCGGAGATGCATTTAGAAATATGTTAAATCGTATTGCAGATCATTTTCTTGATACTGCTGCAAGAATGGCTGCTTTACAAGTTCAAAAAGGATTTTTAGGTTTATTTAGTAGTATGTTTAAAATAAGTAGTAATTCAATACCTAGTATTGGTTCCAACAATGTAGGTGATGTTTTACAAAATTCATTTGATTTACCTAAAGATAAGTTTGCAAATGGTGGAAGGCCACCAGTAGGCAGAGCTTCATTAGTAGGAGAGCGTGGTCCAGAATTAT